TCAGGCTCGGTTCGCCGCACGGCTATGGTGGAAGTACAGATACGCCAGCCCGATAGGCGCAATGAAAATCGCCATGGTCCAGCAGATCGCCATGGTGAACACCTTGACGGTCAGCATCAGAATGGCATTCACAAAGAACACGTTGTTGCCAAAAATGTAATCCATGATGCTTTCGTAAACGAAACGCGCGTAGGGATAAAGCAGGCTGTTGACCACGCAATAGAACAGCGCGCCCAGTGTGAACACACCGGTTTTCGAATGGGTCAGCGCGGTATAAATCAGCACGGGAAAAATCAGCCCGAACAGGAAGTTGCGGATGTAGTACTGAGCAGAAAGCCCGCCAAATGTCTTGCGAAGTACCGGGTGCATTTAGATCCCTCTGAATGGCTTTATTGGAAAGGCGGCGACCTTAACAAAGCTTGGAAATCTTCTCCAGCGTTGATGTAAGCCCTTTGCCATTACAGCGCTGCAGAGTAAAAGGAATGGCGAACAACTCACTTCAAGCCGAGGGAAAACCGGTGTCCGCATAACCCGAAGAAACCGTGGCTTCGGGGTTGACGGCTTGGGTGTACGCACAGGCCGGAAGCGCGGGGTGATAGTCTTGCCACCTCGAAAAAGTCGACTACAGGGAAGTACTGATGCGGATTCTGTTTTTAGCGCTGGGCTGAGAACCTTGCGCTTCGCAGTGAAATAAGTAGCGATGCGGTTGTACTCAGAGACTTTGCCTTGCTGTGCTCGATCCCGCTGCGCGGTGGGTGCGATTTGCTGGATGTCATAGGGCGACGCATGGATATGCCAAGCGCGTGATTCGATAAAGGTAAGATTTTCGAACCGCAGAAACTACAAAACCCCTGGTTTCTCTCGAAACCAGGGGTTTTGTTTACATCGAATTTGGCGGTGAAGGAGAGATTCGAAAGTACCCGCACCCTCAATCTCGCGGCCGACGCCCCGGAATACAAGGGCTCCAGGGGTGCCGGTTGCGCGAAACCGTTCCCACGCCATTCCCACGGACCTCAGATTGCACCACGTTACGCGTGCGCATCACACGTGTAGAGGGCTGGGATTCGAAATCTAGAGGGGGGCAAGAAAAAGAGTAACATAAGTAATCTTGACCGTTTTTCACGCTCAAGCCATTGAAATTTAAGGTTTTTATATTCCGACAAAAAGGTAATTTTTAAGTAATATTGAAGTAATCTGATTACTCTTTATAAATGTAATTCTCATGTTTCTAAAAACCCTTTAAAAACAACACGTTGGCAAAAAATTACCTTTTCAATTACTTCTCTGTTACTCCTTTTTGTAATACCGAACCCCACGGAATACGCGGCCTCCAGCCCATTACCTAGCCATGGTTACTGAAATTACTCTTTTTGATATACCTCCCTCTGCCGGCACAGCAATGCCTCAGGACCTTTCGGAAAACCGTCAACCGCTAGGCGGCACCAAGCGTTCCCACTTGAATGGAGGGGTAAGGTGCCAGAGCCGACGCTGCATTTGACCAGTCTGGTGCTTAGCTTTTTTTTTGAAATTTAGCGTATAAAGTCACTTTGAATGTCTCTACACACCAAAAGGACTAGATGTGAACGCCAGCCAGATTGCTCTCATAAACGCCGCAAAAACACATATCGACTCGCGGACACAATCCAACCTGTTGTCTGCACAGGCCCTCAAAACTTGGAAAGAAACGCTTCGCATTGTCATGGCGAGCATCGAGCAATGGGTTGACCCGCTAACCAGCCTCGACAACGTATTTATTAAGGAAGCGGAGTTTTCGTATCCGGCAGGAGATAACAGTAATAGGGAGGCCCCACAAAAAGGCTCCGGTCTTATATTGCAGTTCGCTGACACTGAGTTGAGTATCCGCCCAATTTGGTTCAAGGTTGGTGGCTCTCCAACAGCTCCATTGATCGCTTACGGCGTAGTGGAACTATTCGGTCACGGAATGCAAGAGCCCATTCAAATTAAATACCTGAACGGCACTTTTGAAAAAATAGTAAACAGCTCAGTAGACGCTCCTTTTGGCGAACTAACTTTTGCTGGGTGTTTGGTTAGGGCAATCAGCGATCTTAAGCCACAAATATCAGCCCGGTGAGGGAAGAGAATGGTTGTTATCAAACTGATTGTAACCATTCTTGGAGAAAAAAGACGGCGGGGCATTTGGCCCCGTTCTGAGTTTGATAGAAACTCTCCCGACTCCTGCCCTCCTTATCAGGCACACTCGATTGACTCGGCGCTTAGCACTGCTATGATCTAAGTCTCTCCAAGGGAATCGACTCCATGCCAAACCTCACAGCTGATGATATTGAGAAGCTTTGCGACAATTGGTGCGCTGCGGCACTTCCTTCAGAAGGCGGATTGCAGATCGGAGTAGAAACGGAAAAATTCCGACTTTTGCCAAATGGAGTTGTTTTCTATGAACTCAATCATGAACAATTGTTGGCGGCGTTGGTAGGCCTATCTAAAGTCCTGCTTAATCCTGGCCTGAACACGGTTATACATTATGACCATTTTTTCATCTGGTCTTGGTGTGCAGAAATTCTTCTCACTCCACAAGCCGGGATTTTCCCGAACGAACAAGCGGAAATCCACTCTCTCTATGCCTCATCTATTCATGCGGCTTTGGCGAACTGCGAAAAACCCCCTTCCTCTCCTGAGGAGCGGCAACAGCAGGGCCGCAACGCAAGCCTTCAGCCTCATCACGCTCAACATCTTCTGAGAAAGTCCGGCTTAGTTCTCGCCTATATTGCATTCCCACTACTTGAAGCTGTTCTTAAGCGCGCGTGTTCAGCTTACGTCGCCTTCGACGGCCAAGTGGTTTCAGCTTTTTCAGTTCCAGGAAGGCAGGGAGATCCAAAGCCGACGCTATATGGACCAGCAGGGGAACCTGGTAAAGGCAAATGCAGCAGCCTTCGCGATTTACTGTTTTTACACTACAGAAACATTACAAAACCAAATCAAAAGCGTCTCTTGGGACGTTTCCGCGACCATCTTTCCACTATTGATGTATGCCAAGATCCATTCGATCTAATTTACGGATGGCGGAATCAATCTCTCCATGGTTCAACAAACTTCCAGACAATCGGCGGGACTTTGCTGAGCCTTGCACTTATTATTTCACTCTTTGAAGTCGAGCAATACTACGAAGAACATAGGTTAAAGGCTTTGTATACTGTTCGACAGTACGAACAACTACCCTTCAGAAGTCCCTGGTCTTTCTATCCACCGTTCTAACGGTTTTGACCGCTCCAGTATCTTTCTGTGTGGCATCAAGATCGTCAACTCCCCACGCCTTTTTTGGAGATGTTGCCAGGTTGTGCAGCGTCCCATAGCACCAACGGGACGTTACGCAACGCTGCGTGACAATTTTTTGTGATAGTTACTGAAATCCTGAGAGTGTTTGTTCATAAGGTGCGCGCATGAACTCCGACGCACTGTTGCCAGCATCGCCCTTGGAGCATTCGGATTTCATGTTGATCCACGGGCAACAGGTCACGGGGTCTCCAGCCGAACACACCCACTCAAAAAAACCTAACCCTTTTCCGAGACTCCTACTGGATCCGGCTGCCCATGCGCGGTTGTAAGCTTTGCGAAAACTACCCAACTTCGCAGGGTTCCGCAGGCTTTCAACCTCCCTACAACGCCGAGCAGAGCCCCTGCCTGGGCCGCTGTGAATGGTCCGCAGGTGCGCAGAAAAAACGACCCATTTAGCCCGCAGGCGAGGTGGGGGGACGACGGCGCGCGCCGAGTGCTGAAGCACGCCACTGCCCCACTTGTGGCACGTCAGTGGCCCACATGTAGCACGCCAACTCCCCGCCTGACAGCGGTGAGCCTGGGCCGGTCCTGTCTGCGACTGTTCAGTAGGCGGAAACATGCTGAAAGCCCCGTGTTTATTGGACCACGCAGCCCCTTAAGCTTGCCGTGACACCTAGCAAATGCTATGTTAGTCTGGGTTTTTTCATGCTGCTGAAGGGCAAACTTTCATCTATGCCAGCTGACTTTTTCCGACCCAAAACCTCCATCTCCCCCTACAGCTCGTCGCCTCACATCGCGTCATGATCAAACCTCAATTACTGTATGTGCATACAGTATTGGATTTGCACCCATGAACAATGATGACGACACCCTCGGTTGGCTTGGTCTACCTACGCCCTTGCAAATGTACCGCCAGCACTGTCGCCTGCTGGAGAACGAGATCCAGGAACTGAACGTGCAATTACGTAAGGCGCGGGCAGATGTTTTCGGTATCAGCCAGATGCTGCTGGATGCCCAGGCGAAGAACGCCGAGTTTGCCGGCTACCTTCGTCAGCGGGGTGGCGAAGCGGCTGAGATGCGAAAGCAGATCGCAGACCTGACCACGTCGGCCAATTTGAGCAAGCGACAAGCGGACGAGTTACGACGGATCGTCAATGAAATGAGACCTCAACCGACCACTACTGTCTAAGATCAAACGGAAAGAGGGCTTGGCCATGTGCGGAAGACTGTCTCAGTACCGGGGAATCCACGACTTTGTTGCGGCACTGAGCATGCCCAATGCCCTGGCAAACTCCGTGGGCGATCAGCCCATCGAGCGCTACAACGTGGCGCCAACGACCCAAGTTGTACTGTTACACCTACAGGGCGACTTGCTGCACGCCGATCCGGTGCGTTGGGGTTGGCGACCACATTGGGCGAAGGACCGCGCCGCGCCGATCAATGCACGCGTCGAGAAGGTCGCCCACGGCCCGTTCTTCCGGGCAATCTGGCCGCACCGGGCGATCACGCCGATTGATAATTGGTTTGAATGGGTGGATGAAGGCGGGACGAAAAAACAGCCGTATCTGGTCCGCAGGCGGGACGGTTCGCCAATCTTGTGCGCGGCCATAGGCCAACTACCAGACGCCGATGAAGGCCCAGGCGAGCATGACGGCTTTGTGATCATCACCGCTGACAGTGCCGGTGGCATGGTGGACATTCACGATAGAAGGCCCGTGGTGCTAACACCGGACCTTGCCCGCGAATGGCTGGACCCGGCAACGCCAAAAGAGCGTGCCGAGCAGATGGTGTTGCATCAGGGCGAGCCGGCCGAGGACTTTGAATGGTTCAAGGTCAGCACCGGCGTGGGCAACGTAAGAAACAAGGGGGCCGATTTAATTCAGCCAGTGCCTTAGAAACAAATTGCCACCGGAGATCTAAGCGGTCTTGCTAATGGCGTTGTAGTATCAAGTGTCGCTTGTTATTGGGCGAAACCTGAGACGATGTAAGGAGACACGCATGCAAAGAGATATGGATTTGATGAGACTTGTGGTGCTTGAGGTTGAGAAGGACCATCAGGGACCAAATGATTTGGTTAGTTACGAAGACTTCGAAAGCGATATGGTGATTGATGGGTTCACCCCAGCCCAGGTCGAATATCACCTCAAACTGGCTATACAAAGCAGGCTTTTTGATATACCGGGCAACGCTGGGGGGCTTTATATTTTTTCGGGGCTAACTCCATCTGGGCATGATTTTGCGGACTCAGTAAGGGACGAAAAAATCTGGAAAATGACTAAGGAGGGAGCGCTGAAGGCTGGCGGTTTCACGTTCGAACTACTGGGCCAATTAGCAAAGGGATTGGTCAAGCAGCAAATCGAAAAGCGTACAGGTGTAGCCCTGTGAAGAAGTAACAAGCCACTACCTCCGTAGCAGCTTGGTTACGCGGGTATGGACTCATACCCGCTTCCCCCATTGATTCAGAACAACATTCCAAGCGCTTCTGGCACCCAGTTCATTATTACTAATTCTCCGCTAACCTCCGCTTTCGCTTGGCGTTGGTTCGTAGTGCTATATCGGATATCCACCGTTTCGAAGTGAAACCCTTCAAACACGCGCCGGATATCCGGGTGGTCGTTGATGCTGACCATCACCTTGCCCTTGCAGCGGCGCATGAAGTCAGCCATCCGCTCGTAGTTTTCAAAGGGAAAGTCCACCCCATAGCCTGCGGTCTGCCAGTAAGGCGGATCCATGTAGTGGAAGGTATGCGGCCGGTCGTACCGTTCCGCGCATTCCAGCCAGCCCAAGTTTTCAACGTAGGTGCCTGAGAGGCGCTGCCACGCGGCGGAGAGGTTCTCCTCAATCCGTAGCAGGTTGATCGCCGGCCCGGTGGTGGCTGTGCCAAATGTCTGCCCGCTAACCTTTCCCGCAAACGCATGGTGCTGCAGGTAGAAAAACCGCGCGGCCCGCTGGATGTCGGTGAGCGTTTCCGGCCTGGTCATCTTCTGCCATTCGAACACCTGACGAGAGCTGAGCGCCCACTTGAACTGGCGCACGAACTCTTCCAGGTGGTTCTGCACCACGCGGTACAGAGTCACCAGGTCGCCGTTGATGTCATTGAGAACTTCAACCGGCGCGGCCTGGGGCCGCATAAAGTAGAGAGCGGCGCCGCCGGCAAAGACCTCGACGTAACACTCATGAGGTGGAAACAACGGGATAAGGCGATCTGCCAGGCGACGTTTGCCGCCCATCCACGGGATAATTGGTGTGCTCATTAAGTGATCCTTGTTTCGACAATTGGATTCGCTTAGGCTTCGCACCCCCTGCGCAGTGGGGCGAGGCCTTGGTTGGAGCACTCGGCTGGTTCGAGTGTTACAGCGTCAAACCGGTGTTGACGCACCGGTTCGTCGCCTCGTTTGCTGCGCAGGGGGTTTTAGGCCCCCACGGGAATTTCGTATGGCTTGAAGCGCACGACCTCCTCCCCGAGCCATTCATTCACTTGCGCCATACGCGCCTGAATGGGCTCCAGTTCATTGGCCGCATAAATCTGCGCTGCTTCCCTGATCGACCCAAACCCACCCGCGTTCTGCGGCACGATGCCCATCAACTGCGGCGGAATGCGCAAGCTGGCCAGCACGTCATCGCGGGTCTGGTTTTTGATCGAGTTGAATTCGTCCTTAGCTGTCACTTCGCTGACTGGAATGATCTGCAGCCCATCCTTTTTGCCGTTCGGCGAGTACACGAACAGGTTGCGGAAGTTGCCAGGCCCCTTTGAATCCTTCAGCGCCTTGCGTAGGGAGTCGACGTCCGCTTCGTTCTGCGCGGCGTCGGTCATGTAGAGAATGAAACCGGCATGGCTGCCGTTCTCGTAGTACTTGCGGCGGAAAAGCGTGGCCGACTCATTCAGCAGCGCCGACTGCAAGGCGCTGATCCACTCGGGCAGGCCGTACACCTCCTGGTGCAAATCTGCTTCCCGCAGATGAAAAACGGTACCCGGTTCAAATTCATGCTCCTCCTTCCAGCCCTGGACCATGAACTGCCGGCCGTCCTTGCCTTGGCGCATGTACTTTGCCAATGGCGGTACCAGCTCGCGTACCGGGCCGAGCATCGAACGCCGCCCTTCCAGATAACCGTTGCCCAGGCAAAGAAAATCCAGAGAAAACTGTTCGAACGCCGCACGCGACAACAGCCGGTGCGGGATAAAGGTCTTACTCAGCAAATTGCGCTTGAACATCAGCCCCGAGTGCAGATGCACGCTGGAACCCACCGACCGTGCCAGGCCATCCAGGGACAGCGGCGGCTCGTACCAACGCCCGTTAAACCAGCACTCCAGATAATCGAACACCTCCCGACCGCTCAGCACGGGTGACGGATCGCCGAAGCTGAACGCCTCCATCTTGCTGTCACTGCGCGGGATAAATTCCTGCGTTACCACTGCGGGAGCCTGGGCCAGATGCTTGTTGTTTCTGCGGCGGTTCGACATCAAAAAATCTCCATCCGCCCGGTGTTGGCAGAGGTCTGCCCCTCCAGCGGTTCGTTGTGCAATGCGTGAAAGAGCGCCCACGCCAGGTCGGCGTGGCCGGTGTTGTCGTTGCGGCCGGCGGTGTACGTGAATTGGCGACCGCCTGCGGTGATGGTCTTGCGGATCGCCATCAACGATTGCGCCATGTCGGTCCAGCCGGCATCGAACTCCAGCCGGCCCCGGTGGATCACGTCGTAAGCCTTCAGCACCAGTCGGGTCTTGACCTCTGGCGAATAGCTGAACGTGGTGACATTGGGAAAAAATTGGCGCACCAGCTGCGCCACGCCGCTGCCCAGGCCAGTAACGTCGATCCCGATGTACGTCACCCAGTAGCGGTCGCACACGGCTTTAATCACGCTGGCCTGTGCCGCGAAGTCCATCCCACGGAACTGGTGACGTTCCAGCACCCGGAACTTGCCGCCCGGTACTAGCGGCGGCGCGACCACCACCAGGCCGGAGCAGTCGCCGGTTTCCGCTGGGTCATAGCCCACCCACACCTGGCGATCACCGAACGGGCGCATCGCAAACGGTTTGTAGTCCTCGGCCCACTCAACCCAGCTGTCCACCATGCAAGGCTGCAGCACCGTCAGCGGGAAAATGCTCGCGCCGTCGTCAACGAACTCGCACATCAACAGGTTGGCGAACGCCTCGGGGCTGTACTCGCGGCGCAGCTCCTCAATATCGAACAGGTCGCAACCGCCCTGCTCCGCGTCGAGAATGGTGACGATCTGGCGCCACAACCGGTCCTCGCAGAATCGCCCTTGCTGGAGCGCGCCATGGGAAACATCGACCTTGGTGTGTTGCGCCGCCGGCTTGCCCTTGTTGAAGCGCTCCCCGGTCCAGAACGTGTACGCCTCATGCGCCATGGTCGACGGCGTCGAGAAGTAGGTTTTGCGCCACTTCTTGTGCATCGCCATACCCGACGCCACTTTGTTCAGTTCTTCGAATTTGAACGTCCAGAAGAATTCATCAAAGTAGAAATTGCCGTGATAACCCTGGGCGGTGCGCGCATTGGTACCGAGAAAAAACAGCTCGGCGCCATTGGGCAAGACGATGGGATCACCGGTCAGCTCAACACCAATGACCTCGCGGGCAAATGCCTGGATGTATCCCCGAAACAGGTAAGCCTGGTTCTTTGAAGCCGACAGGAATATCTGATTGCGCCCGGTTTCCAGCGCATCAATGAACGCCTCGCGGGCAAAGTAGTAAGTGGCGCCGATCTGCCGGCTTTTGAGGATGACACGAGTGCGCTGGTTTCCCGCCCGGTGCCAATCCTTCTGGTAGTCGAAACACCCATCGATAAACGCTTCGCGCAGCAGCTCGATCTGGTCCTCGCTGATGTCGTTTTTCGGCGTCTTTTTCTTCGGCCCTTCGTTGCGCTTGGCAAGGTTTGGGTTGAGTTCGGTTTCGGTACCGCCGCCCTGGAAACGCTGAATGCGCGCCTGGCGCTCCAGCTGGCGGTGCAGAAGATCAATTTCCTTGAAGTCGCCGCCGCTCTTGCCTTCCTTGAGGATCAGTTGCACCAAACGCGCTTCCAGCGCACCGCCGATCCGCTCGACGTTATCGGCCCGGTCCCACTCGTCGCGAGCCTTCCAGCTGTGTAGCGTTTTTTCCTTTTCGCCCGTAGCCTCGGCAATCTCGCAGATACGCCAACCCATCCAATAGAGGAACTTGGATTGGCGCCTGGGATCGATGGGGAGCAGTTCGGTCATAGTCATGGCCGCGATGCTGCCGCTCTGGCATGCGAGTCAGTAGCTCCGCCCCTTGTAGCCCCGCCCTCTACAATCCCGTCCCGTTGCCGCAACTCGCGCGCGTCACGACCATGCCCCTCATTGCAACGCACTTAGCGCCCAACGCATTGAGGATTCCCGGCATGAAGAAATTTCGCAGTAATTGGTTCCGCGTCGCCGTCGAGGGCGCTACCTCGGACAAGCGCACCATCAAACGCAGCTGGCTGGAACAAGCGGCGAAAAACTTCAACCCATCCACCTACGGCGCCCGGATCTGGCTGGAACACTTTCGCAGCGTGATGCCGGATAGCCCTTTCAAAGCCTACGGCGACGTGGTCGCGGTCAAGACCGAAGAAGTGGAAATCAAAGGTCAGAAGAAGCTGGCGCTGTTTGCCCAGGTCGAGCCGACGCCTGACCTGATCGCCATGAACAAGGCCAAGCAGAAGATCTACACCTCAATCGAAATCGACGACAGTTTCGCGGATACGGGCGAGGCGTACATCGTCGGCCTGGCCGTGACCGACTCCCCGGCCAGCCTGGGCACCGATGTGCTGTCTTTCTCGGCGCAGAAGCCCGAATCCAGCCCATTCAAAGACCGCCATTACTCGGCGACGTCGATGTTTACTGAGGCGGTGGAAACCGAGCTGAAGTTTGAAGAAGTCGAAGACAAGCCCAGCCTCGGAGCCCAGCTTTTCAGCAAGGTCCAGGCGCTGCTGGGCGGCAAACAGGCGAAGGACGATGCAGAGTTCGCCCAGATCGGCCAGGCCGTCGAAGCGATTGCCGACCACGTCAAAGACCTACCCGACCAGTTGGCCGCCGAGAAAAAATTCTCCGGCGAACTGAACACCAAAGTTGAGCAGCTCAGCAAAGACCTGGATGACCTGAAAACCACCCTCGGTAAAACCCAAGACCACTCCCAAACCCAGCGCCCACCGGTAACCGGCGGCGGCAACCAAGCCCTGGCTGAGTTCTGACCTGCGGCCTACACCGCCCAGCCCACTATCGGAGACACCCATGCGTAACGACACTCGAAAACTCTTCACCGGCTACCTCAGCCAGGTCGCACTGCTCAACGGCGTTGAATCGGCCACCGCCACATTCAGCGTCGACCCAACCATCCAGCAGCGCCTGGAAACCAAGATTCAGGAGTCGAGTGAGTTCCTGACCAAGGTCAACGTCATCGGCGTCGATGAACAGGAAGGCGAAAAGGTCGGCCTGGGGGTGGGTGGCACCGTTGCCAGCCGTACCAACACCAACGTCAAAAAGCGTGAGCCGCGCAGCATCGGCACTCTGTCGAGCGATAAATACAAGGCCGAGCAGACCGACTTCGATACCTTCGTCAGCTACAAACAGCTCGACGCCTGGGCCAAGTTCCCGGACTTCCAAACCCGACTGTCCAGCGCCATTGCTCAGCGCCAGGCGCTCGACCGTATCCAGATCGGTTTCTACGGCGTTTCGGCCGCAGAACAAACCGACCGCACCGCGCACCCGCTGCTGGAAGACGTCAACATCGGTTGGCTCCAGCAGTACCGCACCCACGCACCCGACCGCGTGCTGAAGGAAGGTGCTGTCGCCGGCAAGATCACCATTGGTAAAACCGGTGACTTCAAGAACATCGACGCTCTGGTCTACGACGCCATCCAGTTGCTCGACCCTTGGTATCGCCGCAACCCTGGCCTTGTCGTGCTGACCGGCCGCGAACTGGTCCACGACAAGTTCCTGGCCCTGGTCAACAAGGACCAGGACGCAACCAACACCCTGGCCAGCGACTTGATCATCTCGCAGCGCCGCGTCGGTGGTTTGCCGCTGTACGAGGTGCCGTACATCCCCGAAGGCACGATTCTCATCACCACCTTCGCCAACTTGTCGGTGTACTGGCAGATCGGCGGACGCCGCCGCTACCTCAAGGAAGAGCCAGAGTGGAACCGCGTCAGTAACTTCGAATCGTCGAACGAGGCTTATGTGGTCGAGGAATACGGCCTGGGTTGCCTGCTGGAAAACATCACCCCAGTCGAAGAAGCAGGCAGCGAGGGTTAATCCCATGGCACTCAGCATCGCCCAAGCCCACCAGCGCCGCGCACGCGCGGCCATGGAGGCAGCGAAAACGGCACCACAGCAATCCATGGCCGGCGCCACTGCATACGAGCACCAGTTGAATCAGCTGCTGCAAGACCGGCTGCGCCTGAAAGCCATCCAGTCCAACGAGGGCAAGGCTGCACTCAAAGCACAGTTGTTGCCCGAGTACATCCCGTATGTCGAGGGAGTACTTGCAGCAGGCAACGGTGCTCAGGACGACGTCATGACCACTGTCATGGTCTGGCGCGTTGACGTCGAGGACTACAGCGGCGCCCTGGACATCGCTGACTACGTGCTCAAGCACAAGCTGATCATGCCGGACCGTTTCGAACGCACCACCGGTTGCCTGGTGGCAGAGGAAATCGCCACGGCCGCGCTGAAAGCGCAAAAGGCCAATGGCAATTTCGACCTGAGCATCCTGCACAGAACCGTCGAACTGACCGACGCCGAAGACATGCCTGACCAGGCTCGCGCCAAGCTGTATCTGGCAACCGGTCGCGCAAGGTTGGATGGCATTACCGCCGAAGAGCCCGGCCAGCCCGGGCAGATCCAGGCGGGTATTGATCTGCTGAAACGCGCCATCGAGCTGCACGATGGCTGCGGCGGTAAGAAAGATTTGGACGGCGCCGAACGCCTCCTGAAAAAACACGCTGCCACCGGCAGCTAACCGAGCGTCCCCACGCACCCCGCCGGCTCGGGGCGGATCGGCCAGGCCGCTCCTCCTGAACGTGAAGCCCCGACCACCGGCGATCTATCGGAGCAGTCATGAATACCGCTTTTGCCAACCTCTACCAGAGTGATTTCACTCCAACAGAATCTGAACGGCGCTTGGCTGCTGCGGCTGAACAGTACGCGGCCCAGACAGAAGCTTACGACCGCACGGTCTGCTCCGGCCCCATTTTGAAAGGCTCCATCATGCCGGCCAACTCGCACGAACGTGGGCTGGTGAACCGCAACGCCATGCGGGCGATGGACCGTATCTGTACACAACACCCCGAATTCACCCGGCGCCAGATCATGCGCGAAGTTTTCCGCGCAGACATTCGAGGCCCTTCCCTGTGAGCGCATTTGTAGCCAGCGGCCCAGTCACCGGCGGCCATATCAACACCGACCCGTTCTGGCCCTCAATCGACCTTGAGCAGCTGCGCGCGACTCTACGCATCGACAACAGCGTCACCCCTGCCCGCCTGGAAACTGCCGTCATCGCTGCAGCCATCAACCTCAACCGCGAGCTGAAGTTGTGGAAGACCAAGCAACAGGCCGCCGGCTACACCACATTGGCCGACGTACCCGACGACAAGATCAACGACGTATCGGTCCAGGCTCACCTGTACCGCCGTGCGATCGAGGCCGGAACCGGCGCCGAAGTCTGCGAACGCTACCGCGACTACAGCGCGACGAACACCGGCAGCGACAAAGCCGAAGAAACCACCCCGACCATCGACGACTACCGCCGCGATCTGCGTTGGGCTGTCCGTGACTTCCTAGGAATCAGCCGTACCACCGTGGAGCTGATCTGATGCCCACACCCGTACGCACCATCCAAAACGACACCGTCGACGCCCTCAGCTGGCGGTTCTACGGCCGCACAGCCGGCGTAACCGAGGCCGTGCTTGAAGCCAACCCTGGCCTGGCCGACCACGGCCCAATCCTGCCGCAAGGCCTTGTCGTCAACATGCCCGAAGCCCAAACCACCGCCCCCCAGCGGCAGATGGTGCAGCTATGGAACTGACCCTGCGGCACCGAGCCCTTGAACCCACCAACCCTGGACAACGGAATGAAGCGCATGCCTGACCGTCCCGACACATGGGCCTGGCTCGCCGCCTGGCTCGAACAGAACTGGCCGACTCTTTACGCCGGAATCCTGGCCCTGATCATCGCGGCCCTGCGGATCATGTACGGCGGCGGCACCTTCCGCCGCATGGTGGTCGAGGCGCCGTTGTGCGGCACTTTGGCCCTGGCCGCAAGCCACGGCCTGGCGCTGCTCGGCATTCCGACGTCCACCGCGCCGTTTTTCGGCGGGGTCATCGGGCTGCTCGGCGTCGAAGGCACCCGCGCGGCGGCCAAGAAGTTTTTCAACCGAAAGGTAGAACAGCTATGACTACACTCCGCCACGGCGACCGCTCGCAAGCGGTGCTGATGCTGCAAAAGAGCCTGAACAAGAACGGAGCCAACCTGGTACCGGATGGGCACTACGGCGACGCTACCGAAGCTGCCGTCCGCGTCTACCAAATCAAAGTCGGCCTGGTCGCCGACGGTATAGCCGGCACCAAGACCCAAACCAGCCTGGCCGCTGGCGATTGCACGCAGCTGCTGCGCAACAATGACCTGGTGGCCGCTGCAGAACGCCTCGACCTGCCGCTGGCGAGCATCTATGCAGTCAATGAGGTGGAATCCAAGGGCAAGGGATTCCTCGACAATGGCAAGCCGGTAATCCTGTTCGAACGTCACATCATGTACCGCCAGCTCGCTACGGCTCGACATGCCGGCGATGACCCGGCCGAACTCAAGCGCCACGCCGATCAGCTCGCCGCCGCCAACCCTGCCCTGGTCAACCCGAAAGCCGGCGGATACATCGGCGGCACCGCTGAACACCAGCGCCTGGCCATGGCCCGCCTGATTGACGACACCGCAGCCCTGGAGTCGGCTTCCTGGGGCGCCTTCCAGATCATGGGCTTCCACTGGAAGCGCCTCGGCTATGCCAGCGTGCAAGCCTTCGTCGCGGCAATGACTGCCAGCGAGTCACAGCAGCTCGACGCCTTCACGCGCTTCATCGAAACCGATCCAGCGCTACACAAGGCGCTCAAGGCCCGCAAATGGGCCGAGTTCGCCAAGCTCTACAACGGTCCGGATTACCTACGGAATCTCTACGACACCAAGCTTCAGCGCGCCTATGAACGGCACGCCAGCTGCGAATTCGGACAAGGGGTGGCGGCATGATCGACTTCGAAGCGGTGAAGAAATTACGCGTTCAGGACGGCGATCTATTGGTAGTGCCCGATTCGACTGAACAAGCCGACATGGAGCGGCTGGCCGAATGCATCCAGTTGATGAACAACGCCAGGGCGGTAATCGTGCGCGGTCCCATCCAGCATCTCGATGCTGCCCGCATGAACAAGCTTGGCTGGTACCGCGCGTGAGCACCTTGCGCCAGGCCCTATACGGAATGGCCTTGCTTGGCGCCCTGGCGCTGCTGATCTGGGGTCAGGAAGCGCGCATCGACGTCGCCGAAGGCAAAACCGAACTGGCAAAGGCTGCTGCCAAGACCGCCCGCGAAGACGCTGAACGCAACCTTGCCACCGTCAACACCCTCACCGACACCCTGAAGCAAGAGCGTGATGCGCAGAGCCTCCTGCGCAGCCAGCAGGACCAGCTGCGCTTGGGCCTGGCGAAGCGCGAGCGAACCATAGAGGAGCTGAAACGTGAAAACGACGAACTACGCAACTGGGCTGACCAGCCTCTGCCTGACGCTGCTCGCCGGTTGCGCGAGCGCCCCGCCCTCACCGGCGCCGCAGCTTACCGTGACTGGCTGTCCGGCCGTGGTGCCGTGCGTGCTGCCGGCGACTAGCCCACGCAGTAACGGCGACCAACTCACCGACCAGGACCGCGCCGAAGCTGCCTGGGCCGATTGTGCTGCCCAGGTCGACATGGTCTACAAACACCAACAGGCCAACCCATGAACAAGCCCGAAAGCCTGCGCGCTCACCTCCTGGCCACCGTCGCCGATTTTAAGCACGACCCCGACCGCCTGCTGATCTTCATCGACAACGGCAAGGTTCGTTGCACTGCTGCCAATACGCTGTCGTTTGAATACAGCTTTGATCTGCAGATCATCCTGACCGAGTTCGCCAGCCACCCTGACAGTGTGTTCTTGCCCATCCTGGCTTGGCTCAGCGTCAACCAATCCGAACTGCTGGAGAACCTGGACAAGGTGAAAAATGGCATCCAGTTCGAAGCCGACATCCTCGACAAGGACAAAGTGGACCTCAGCATTACCCTGGCGCTGACAGAGAAAGTCATCGTTGGGAAGGATGACCAGGGCAAAGCCACCGTGAAGCACCCGAACGAACCGCAGTACGTGGTGGGCTACCTCGACCCGGAGTGGAAGTCTGGGGCCCAGGGCAACACCAGTGAGTGGAGAGTGCCGGATGGCGAATAATCTGGAAGCCCTGGAGACCTGGGCGGCGGTGCTGCTGGATCGGCTGGAACCGGCGGAGCGCAGCAAACTGGCTCGGAACATTGGCCAGGAGCTGCGCCGCAGTCAGCAGAAGCGCGTGATGGCAAAGGAAAACCCTGACGGGACCAAGTTTGCTCCACGCAAACAAAGAAACCTTCGTGGGAAGCAAGGTCGCGTTCGGCGGAAGCTGGCGATGTTCAAAAAGCTGCGGACTGCGTCATACCTGAAGGTTCGTGGTGACAGCAACGCCATTACAGTTGGTTTCACCGGGCGCATCGCCCGGATTGCTAGAGTTCACCAATACGGTCTAAAAGATCGTGCAGAGCGCGGCGCTCCAGATGTGCGATACGATCAGCGTGAAGTGCTGGGTTTCACCGATACCGATCTAGACCTCATCCGGGATGGACTGTTAGCTCACCTGACTGCCTGACTTTTTCTTCGGAAAGTACGTCCGCTCCTTTAACTCCATTGCTACACCCTCATAGCCTGGAAATAGTTTCCCAGGACCGTAGCCAAAGTCCCTAAGCAATCGTGCCAGCTCCAACGATTCACTTGCTGGCAACGTCCATTTAATAAACATTGAAGGTAACCCTTCTTTAAATATAGTAGATAAATACTCTTTTAAAACCACGTCCAGAGGGCGCCGATCTACAGATGGTAGAGTTTTAATTTGACCGGTTGCTAACGTCTCCAGACCTGGCACCGCATGTGCCCAGTGCGTAAACAACCCACTTTGGGCAGACAAGTTAGGGTTGCCCGCATAATGGGGAGTGATTAGCTTTAAAGGAAATGTGGGAGTTCCTGAGTCAAGTGTTCCGATAGACGTAGCGTGCAATCCCCATATGCATAAATCGCGGGGTTTTCTATCTGATGGTTTTGAAGCAAAAAAAGCCGCTACAAACGGATCATATGTCCAGTCGAGCAGCCGCGTCGGGATGCCATAATGCTGAGCGAGTGCTGCTACCTCTAGCATGTCATCTGGCAGCCACTTTGCTCCGTTAACCCACTGAGACATGGTATGAATGTCGACTTTTTGATGAAGACGTTTACGTAATCGGTCAGAGGCGGGAACCTGAAGCCCTCTAACATCAGCACCTCTGTAGAAATCTCTAATTAACTGATACTCGACAAACGCTAGAGAAAAATCATTATCTTTAGGAGATCCTGTAATATCGATATACGCCTTAGAAGACTCCCAAATTGATTCTATAGACTCTTTGCGAATCGAAGTTGGCGCAAGCAAGTAATTTTTATCTGAATGCCCCCGAAAAATATAATCCTCGATTTTTATGTTGTTTGACCAAGGAGCAAGCGCCTCCAACAACTTCTTGGCCTTAGTAAATTTACGTTCTTCAATATATTCCTTCATAAAACCACACCATCCTCTGAGTTTTAATCTTGTAATACGCCTTCCTACAAAGGCTAAGCCCTTTCGCGCGCGCAACGAACTCTACACCATCGGCGCCATGAACGACTTCGCCGCCCTCTCCCGCATGCTCGAAAACCTCATCCGCTTCGGCGTCATCGCCGCCGTGCAGATGGAGCCCCCGCGCGTGCAGGTAAAAACAGGTGCACTGACCACCGCCTGGCTGCCATGGCTCGCCCTGCGCGCTGGTGCTGATCAGGAATGGGACCCGCCCACCGAAGGCGAACAGGTGATCCTGTTCAGCCCATCCGGCCAGCTCGCCAACGGCGTCGTCGTCACCGGTCTATTCAGCGACCACATCCCCGCCAACGGTAACCGCGCCGGCCTGCACCGTCGCACCTACGCCGACGGCGCGGTGATCGAGTACGACAGCGTCGCCCATCACCTCAACGCCACCCTGCCCGACAGCGGAACCACCAGCCTGGTAAGTAAGGGCGGGATCAACATCATCGGCCCGATCAATCATCTGGGCGATTACAACCAAACCGGCAACCAGAACGTGGTCGGCCTTGTGACCGTTTCCGAAGACGTAGTCGCCGCCAACATCAGCCTGGTCAACCACCTGACCACGGGCGTCAAGCAAGGCGACGATCAATCAGGTAAGCCCATATGAACCGAGAAACCGGCGCCGCCATCGGCGAACTGGCCCATATCGGCCAGAGCATCACGGACATCCTCACCACCCGCATCGGCACCCGCGTAATGCGCCGCGAATACGGCAGCCTGCTGCCCGAGCTGGTCGACCATCCCTTCAACGACGCTACACGTCTGCGTGTCTACGCGGGCACCGTCATGGCGTTGATGCGCTGGGAAACCCGCATCAGCCTCAGTCGTGTGCAGTTCCTCGGCGCGAACCTTCAAGGTAAGTCCGTGCTGGAGCTGGAAGGCACCATCGTCGACACCAACGAGCCGTTGAGCATGAGCCTGCCGCTGCAACTGGGGGGCAGTGTATGAACTCCTTTGCCGCGATTGACCTCAGCCAGCTCCCGGCGCCGCAGATCGTCGAGCAGATCGACTTCGAAGTGATCCTGGCCGAGCGCAAGGCCTACATGATCAGCCTATGGCCGATCGAGGAACAGGCTGAGATTGCCGCTCGTCTCGAAATGGAATCTGAGCCCCTGACCAAGTTGCTGCAAGAGAACGCCTACCGCGAAACCATCTGGCGTCAGCGGGTCAATGAAGCGTCGATCGCAAACCTGCTGGCCCTGGCCAAAGGCCCCGACCTGGACCAACTGGCGGGCAACTTCAATGTCCAGCGACTGGTGGTTCAGGAAGCCAAACCCCTGGCGGTCCCACCTGTCGCAAGGATCATGGAGAGCGACGACAGCTTGCGCGAGCGTGCGCAAATGTCCTGGGAAGGGCTGAGCACCGCCGGGCCGCGTAAAAGCTATATCTTCCACGCCCGAGGTGCTGACGGTCGTGTTGCCGATGCTAGGGCCGAGAGTCCGACCCCTTCCGTGGCAGTTGTCACCGTACAATCGCTGCTTGGCGATGGCACGGCAACGCCTGACCTGATCGCCGCCGTCAAAACCTACCTTAGCGGCGATGACCGCCGGCCGGTGTGCGACCGTCTAACAGTGCAGAGCGCGCAGATCCTCCGCTACCAGGTCAAAGCCAAACTGTTCTTGCTCACCAGTGGACCAGAGTCAGAACCGATTCTGGCCGCCGCAGAACAGCGCCTACTGGCTTACGTCGGCCAACGCCGACGCCTGGCGATGGAGGTGTCGGAATCGGCACTGCACGCCGCGCTGTTTGTCGAAGGTGTGCGCAAGGTCGTACTGGAAAATTGGGTCGATATCGTCGCAACCGAGGCCCAGGCGCCCTACTGCACCGGTGTGACTGTCACGCTGGGTGCCGAGTAATGGGCGCACAGCAGTTGCTGCCAAGGAACTCCACATTGGTGGAGCGCGAAGCCGCGCAAGCACTGGCCCAGATTCAGCGTGTGCCGATCCCTTTGCGGCAGCTGTGCAACCCCGACACCTGTCCGGTGGCGATCCTGCCCTACCTGGCCTGGGCCTTCTCAGTCGACCGCTGGGATAGCAATTGGAGCGAAGCTACCAAGCGCGCGGCCATCCGTTCATCCCGCTACATCCATGCCCACAAAGGCACCATCGGTGCCTTGCGCCGCGTGGTGGAACCATTGGGCTACCTGATCGAGGTGCTGGAGTGGTGGCAGACCGTACCGGAAGGCGTGCCCGCCACCTTCGCCTTGAAGATCGGCGTGCTAGACACCGGCATCACCGAAGAAATGTACCAGGAGCTGACCTGGCTGATCGATGACGCCAAGCCCCTCACCAGACACCTGACTGGCCTGGCAATCAGCCTGGAAAGCACCGGTTCCGTATTCATCGGCGCCTGCGTGTACGAAGGCGACGAACTCAGCGTTTACCCACCGACACAGCGCGACATTGACGTCAGCGGCGCGTTTCCCCTCGGTGGCCGCGAACATCATATCGACACGATGGACATCTACTCATGACCGACCAAAACAGCCAGTTCTTCGCGATCCTCACCGCTGTCGGCGAAGCCAAGCAGGCCAACGCCGCCGCCCTTGGTACGTCCTGGACCTTCGCCCAGATGGGCGTGGGGGATGCCAACGGCACGGACCCCATCCCCAGCCGCACACAGACCAAGCTGATCAACGAGCGCCGCCGCGCTCCGCTCAACCAGGTGAAGGTGGACCCGACGAACGCCAGCGTCATCATCGCCGAGCAGATCATCCCGGAGAACATTGGCGGTTGGTGGGTGCGTGAACTTGCACTGTACGACGCAGATGGCGACATGGTTGCGGTTGCCAACTGCGCTCCTACCTTCAAGCCACTGCTTGCCCAAGGGTCCGGCCGCACACAGGTGATTCGGATCAACCTGATCGTCAGCAGCACAGCCAATATCGAGTTGAAGATTGACCCCAGCGTTGTGCTCGCAACCCGCGAGTATGTCGACACCGTAGTCGTCGAGGCGCTCTCCAAGCTGGACTTCAAGCACTCGGTGTTGGTGGCCACCACGGCGAACATCGTGCTTAACGGCGTGCAAACAATCGACGGCGTGCCTCTACCAGCGGACGCAAGGGTTCTGGTGAAGAATCAGGCAACGGCCAAGGATAATGGCTTGTACACCGTTTCATCTGCGGGGGTCTGGAGGCGGACGCAAGACGCAGATACCAGCGTCGAGGTAACGCCCGGCCTGTTCGTCAGTGTTGAAATGGGTACGACGAATGGCGACAGCGTCTGGCAGTTGGTCACAGATGCCCCGATTGTGCTCGGGACCACTGCACTGGTCTTCGAAATGGTCGCGGGGCGAACGGGCATCAATGCCGGCACCTATTCAGTTTTGACCGTAGACAAGTACGGGCGTGTTATTGCTGGTACCAACCCGACTACCCTCGCCGGGCACGGCATTACCAATGCGCTGCGCGTCGATGTAGTGAGCCAACAGTTGCCAGCATTGGCGGCGCCATTGCCGGGAGGGATCGATGGCACCGGAACCGGCGGAGCCTTGCAGATCCGCGAGGCTCAAGAAGTCGGTGCAGCTCAAACGACTCTGGATTACGCCCCCCGTATTTTGTTCCACTGGCAAGGTTTGAAAGCTCGCGATTTGGCGATGTCGAACCTGGGGGACCTGCTTTGGGGCAGTAACTTGGTGTACCACGGCGGAAACTTCAGTCCTGCGTCCAAGGCCAACTTGGCAAGCCCCGCACTCACGGGCACCCCTACGGCTCCAACGGCTACCGCCGGCACCAATACCACGCAGTTGGCCACCACCGCCTTTGTTTGGTCGGCGGTAAACACTTACGCAACGACCGTCACAGCATCACTCAATCTGAAAGCCGATGTGGCAACCTCTCTTCGGATTGGAACGGTCAGTCGTCAGCGACCGATCCTGGCGGGTCCTATCCCGGCCGGCGCAGACAATGGCGGAGATGGTGCAGGTGGCGCGGCCGAAATCAGGGAAGTTCAAGAAGTTGGCGGCACACAGACTGATATGAAGTACGCGCCAGCGTTGCTATTCAATTGGTCGAGCAAGTTTGCGCGCTACCTGAAGATGTCGTCTGTGGGCGATCTGGTCTGGGGTGACAAGAAGATCTTCACCGAAGGCAATATCACGGACGTGCTAGCGACCGTCGCGTTGCAGCCAAATGGTCGCGCGCTGATTCCAACCAAGGACGGCACACCACTTTACCTTCAGTGGTACGAGGGGCCAATCAGCGGTGCTGAAACTGTCGCCTATCCGGCAATCAACCACCCCGTTCCTTTTCCTAACCTATGCCTTTTTGCCGGCGTTTTTACGCGCTCAACCACGGGCAGCACGCTGTCGGACCAGATGTTTCAGGTTGAATACTGGGACCGCCTGGGCATAAAGGTTTTCCCGCAATGGTTTGGCACGGGCAACCAATCGCTCGTTAAACCGCTGATCTTCGCCATCGGATATTGAACATGGATAACCAAGCTGACACGCCAGTGCCCGAATCATTTGAGGTGCTCTACGAAACACCGGAACCGCCGCAGCCCGAGGTCATTTACTACAGCGCCCGTGATTGTGGCTTTCTCTTCCTGTCCGAGCGCCCAGCCTATGACGCGGCGGGTACCTGGCCGGAAGATGCTGTCGAAGTAACCGCTGAAGACTGGCAGGCATTCGGCCAGACAGCGCCGCCGCCCGGTATGCGCCGTGGCAGCGATGACCAGGGGCGTCCCGCATGGATCACGCCCGAGGTGACGCCTGAGGACGCGCGACAGCAGGAACGCGCCTGGCGTGACCGTCAGTTATCGGCCACTGATAGCCTGGTCACGCGTCACCGCGACGAACTGGAGGCAGATCGGCCTACAACGCTGACTGTCGAGCAGTATCAGGAGTTGCAGCGCTATCGCCTCGATTTGCGCGACTGGCCCGCGTCCGATTCATTCCCGAACACTGAGCAGCGACCCACCGCCCCCGCCTGGTTGGTAGACGCCAACCTGTAAATCCCACGACAACAACCCGCCGCGCTCGCCCAACCGGCGCGCGCGCGGCAGCCTGTGCACTGTCATTCCATCACAGCGCAGGCAACCACCAATGGCCGGTTCAGACTATCTCCACGGCGTGCGGGTTCTCGAACTCAACGACGGCACCCGTCCCATTCGCACCATCGCAACCGCAGTCATCGGCCTGGTATGTACGGCTGAAGATGCGGACCCGCTTGCTTTCCCGCTGGACACTCCCGTCCTGCTGACCAACGTGCAAACTGCCATCGCCAAAGCCGGCGTCAAAGGCACCCTGGCGAAGAGCCTGCAAGCCATCGCCGACCAAACCAAGCCCTACACCATCGTGGTGCGAGTGAAAGAAGGTGCAGACGAAGCCGCCACCACTAGCGCCCTGATCGGCACCACCACCGCCGACGGCAAGTACACCGGCATGAAAGCCCTGCTCGCCGCCAAGGCCCGTGTGGGCATGACGCCGCGCATCCTCGGCGTGCCAGGTCTCGACAGCCAGCCAGTAGCCACGGCCCTAGTATCGATTGCCAAGGACCTACGCGCCTTCGCCTACGTCAGTGCGTGGGGCTGCAAAACCAAGGAAGAGGTGGTCGCCTACCGCGAGAACTTCGGCGCCCGTGAGGTCATGGTGATCTGGCCGGAGTTTATGAACTGGAGCACCGTCACCAACGCCACCGTCACCGCTTCGGCAGTAGCCCGTGCGCTGGGCCTGCGGGCGCTGATCGACAAAGACATCGGCTGGCACAAAACCATCTCCAACGTCGCGGTCAACGGCGTGACAGGCATCAGCGCCGATGTGTTCTGGGATCTGCAAAACCCAGCCACTGACGCCAACTACCTCAACAGCAACGAGGTCACCACTCTGATCAATGAGGGTGGCTTCCGCTTCTGGGGCAGCCGCACGTGCAGCGACGATCCGCTGTTCGCGTTTGAAAACTACACCCGCACCGCGCAGATCCTCGCCGACACCATGGCCGAGGCGCACATGTGGGCCATGGACAAGCCACTACACGCGTCCCTGGTCAAAGACATCATCAACGGGATCAACGCCAAATTCCGCGAGCTGGTCGCCCAGGGCTACCTGATCGGCGGCAGTTGCTGGTACCCGGAAGACATCAACGATAAAGACACCCTCAAGGCCGGCAAGCTGACCCTCGACTACGACTACACCCCCGTGCCGCCACTGGAAGACCTCACTCTGCGCCAGCGAATCACTGACCGCTACCTGATGCAGTTCGCCGCCGCCGTCAACGCTTAAACCGGGCCTCCCCGCGAGGGGAGTTAACCCTGCGCCATAACCCCGGAGAACACCGCCATGGCCCTGCCCCACAAACTGAAACACCTGAACCTGTTCAACGACGGCGGTAGCTATACCGGCAAAGTGAAGACCGTCACCCTGCCCTCCCTGGGCCGCAAAATGGAAGCGTATCGGGGCGGCGGCATGAGCGGTCCGGTCAAGGCTGACCTGGGCTTCTCCGACGACGGCATCCAGCTGGAGTGGAAGCTCGGCGGGCTCGACCTGGTCGTGCTCAAGCAGTTTGGCGCGGTCAATGCGTCCGGCGTTGCGTTGCGCTTCGCTGGCTCGTTCGAACAAGACGACACCGGTGAAGTCAGCGCGGTGGAGATCACCGTACGCGGCCGTCACGAAACCATCGAGATGGGCGATGCTCAGCCGGGTGAAGACACCGAGCACTCCATCACCACCACCTGCAGCTACTACAAGCTGACTGTCGACAACGAAGACATCATCGAAATCGACCTGCTGAACTTCATCGAGAAGGTCGGCGGCGTCGACATGCTGGAGAAACACCGCAATGCCATCGGCCTTTGATCGCCGGCATCGATCGCTAACCCCACTCATCATCAGGAGCTTTACCCATGAAAACCGCAGCTACCGAACAACCCGACGTTCAGCCACTGGCCGACGACAACACCGTCACCCTCGACACGCCGATCCGCCGTGGCACCACCAGCATCGACAGCATCACCCTGCGCAAGCCCAACTCCGGCGAGCTGCGCGGCGTAAGCCTGGCAGAGCTGCTGCAAATCGACGTCAACAGCCTGGTGAAAGTCCTGCCGCGCATCAGCAGCCCAACCCTCACATCCATCGAAGTCACTTCGATGGACCCTGCGGATCTGTTCGCGCTGGGCACCAAGGTGTGCGGTTTTTTGCTACAGAAATCGATGAAGACGGACTCATCCCTCGTTGCGTAGACGACGCCATGGCCGACCTGGCCGTGGTTTTTCATTGGGCACCGGCTGACATGGATCAGTTAGGCCTGCAAGAGCTGATGGAATGGCGCGAACGCGCCAGGGTGCGGAGTTCTACCGATGGCAAATGATCTGCGACTTCAGGTGCTGCTCAGTACCATCGACAAGGCTACCCGCCCGCTGAAGCACATCAGCGAAGGCAGCCTGGAGACGGCCCGCGCCCTCAAGGCTGCCCGCGACAGCCTGAAGCTACTCAACAGCCAACAGAAAGATATCAGCGCCTGGCGCACGCAGCGCGCTGCCGTCGAACAGACCGGTGCAGCCCTCACAGCCGCCCGCGATCGAGTCAAAACCCTCAGCCAGGAATTTGCCGCAACGGGCGCGCCAACCAGGGCGATGACCCGAAGCTTTCAGTCAGCCATGCGTGAGGCCCAGCGACTGAAGCATCAGCACCAACAGCAGAGCGAACAGCTGCAAGGTTTGCGCTCCAAGCTCTATGACGCCGGCATCAGCACGAAAAACCTCGGCACTCACGAACGCCAGCTCCGCGAGCAAATCAACGCTACCAACGCCAGTATCAGCTCGCAGGGCAAGCGCATGGCCGAGCTGAGCGCTCAGCATAAGCGGGCTGCGGTGGCTCGCAGTCAGATGGAGAAATCCCAGCGTGCTGCAGGCAATCTGGCGGTGAACGGTGCCGCCGGTTTGGGCGTTGGCTATGCAGCAAGCCGCCCCATTGCTGCCGCAGTTAAAGCCTTTGCGCCCAACGAGGATTCAGCCACACAGCTGAAAGTGTCGATGATGGACGACACCGGCAAAGTCTCGGAGGACTTCCAGAAGATCACAGACCTGGCGACCAAGCTGGGTGACCGATTGCCGGGAACCACTGCTGATTTCCAGAACATGATGACGATGCTGCGGCGCCAGGGCATCAGCGCTCAAAGCATCCTCGGGGGAACTGGCGAAGCAGCTGCGTACCTGGGCGTCCAATTGAATATGGGGGCAACAGAGGCGGCAGAGTTTGCTGCCAAGATGCAGGACGCGACTCGCACCAGCGAGAAAGACATGATGGGCCTTATGGACACCATCCAGCGAGGGTTCTACGCCGGCGTGGATCCTACCAATATGCTTCAGGGCTTTAGCAAGATCGCCCCTGTAATGGACGTGATCAAAAAATCAGGGATCGATGCAGCCAAGGAACTGGCGCCGCTGCTGATCATGATGGACCAGGCGGCGATGGAGGGTGGTTCGGCAGGTAACGCTTTCCGCAAGATTTTTCAGGCAGGTCTGAATCAAGAAAAAGTCGAAAAAGCCAACAAATTGCTGGAGGAATCAAACAAGGGTGTCTCGTTCAAATTTACAGATGACAAAGGCAACTTTGCTGGTATAGAGAACCTCTACGCGCAGATTGAGAAGCTGAAAGCACTGAATGATGTTGATCGTACAGCCGTGAAGCAGGCGCTGTTCGGAGATGATGCAGAGACAATGTCTACCCTCGACGCCATGATGAACAAGGGGCTAGCGGGATATAAGGAAGTCCAACAAAAGCTGCAAGTTCAGGCTGATCTACGTACTCGTGTCAATGAACAACTCGGCACACTCACCAACGTCATGGAAGCCGCCGAGGGTAGTTTTACCAACGCAATGGCAGAGTTCGGAGCGGCTGTAGCCCCCGATCTGAAGGACTTGATCAACACTCTGGGAGATATCGCAAACAGCATCGGCACCTGGGCCAGGGAGAATCCGAAATTGGCCGGTGGCCTGGTCAAAGTTGTGGCTGCGGTCGCCGGACTGGCATTCGTTTTCGGCGGCTTGGCGTTGACCATGGCAAGCATGCTGGGTCCGTTCGCAGTGTTGCGCTATGGCATGACAATGTTTGGCCTTCAAGGCGGCGGCATCACCAAGATGCTCGGCCGGCTGCTCCCCACGTTGACGGGACTGGCCCGCAATGCGTTCCCCATGTTCGCCCAGGGCGTTCGAATGCTCGCAATGGCAACGGGCGGCGCACTGCTCACCGCGCTACGCACCGTCGGCGCGGCAATGTGGGGCCTGGCAGCCAATCCCATTGTGCTGATCATCGCCGCTGTCGTTGCCGCATTGGTTGGGGGCGCCTACCTGATCTACAGGAACTGGGACGCGGTGAAGAACTATTTCGCCAATGCCTGGACCGAAATCAAAGCGGGGTTTGATGGCGGCATCGGCGGCATCATCACCACCCTGGTCAACTTCAGTCCGCTCGGCCTGCTGTACCAGGCGTTTTCCGGGGTGCTGAGTTACCTGGGTATCGAGCTGCCCAGCCGGTTTACTGAGTTCGGCGGCATGATCGTTAATGGTCTGGTCAACGGGCTGACGGCTGGACTCGGCGCCGTAAAAAACGCCATCGGCTCGATCGGCGACTCCAGCATTGGATGGTTCAAGGAAAAGCTCGGCATCCACAGCCCGTCGCGTGTGTTCGCCGAACTGGGCGGGTTCACCATGGCCGGCCTGACTCAGGGCCTAGAGGTTGGGCAAAAAGGCCCACTGGACGCCCTGACCAGCATGACCAAGCAGATGACAGCCGCCGGCACGCTTGCCCTGGGTGCTACTGCCATGCCGGCGTTTGCCATCGACACCAAGCCGCCGATCAGTAGCGCGGCGCCAACAGTCGTTTACGACAGCCACGATGTGTACCAAATCGACGTCGCTGCCGGGCCTGGTACCGACATGCAAAGCCTGGAAAAGAGCCTGCGCGCCATCCTCGCCCGTATCGAAAACGAAAAGAAAGCGCGCCAGCGCAGCAAACTCTCTGACCTGGAATAACCACCATGATGATGGCACTCGGCATGTTCGTGTTCAGCCTCAGAACCGCCGCCTACCAGGAACTGCAGCGCCAGACGGATTGGCGCCACGCCACAAACAACCGGATCGGCGCCGCTCCCGCGCGGCAGTTCGTGGGACGCGGTGATGACGCCATCACCCTCCCCGGCATCATTTTCCCCGAACTGGCCGGCAGCGCGCTCAGCCTGGACGCCATCCGTCTGATGGCAAACACCGGCAAGGCCTGGCCCATGGTCGAGGGCACCGGGCGGATCTACGGGCTGTGGGTAATCGAAAGCCTGAGCGAGACCAAGACCATTTTTTTCGACGACGGCACCCCGCGACGCATTGAATTCACCATCAGCCTGAAGCGTACCGACAACGACCGCATCGACTTGCTCGGCGCCGGTACCAGAATCGGCGTCAACATCCTGCGAGGCCTGCTGTGATTGATTCCATAATCTCCAAGGTCACCGGCTACCTGCGCAACACCGCCGAACGCTACGTCCGCGACGCAGCCTACCCGGTGCCGGCGTTCCGGCTCACCGTCGACGGCCTGGACATCGCCCAGTTGATCAGCCCGCGGCTGATGAGCCTGGAGCTGACCGACAACCGCGGCGTCGAGGCCGACCAGCTCAGCATCACCCTCAGCGACCACGACGGCCTGCTGACCATCCCGCCCAAGGGCGCGGTGCTGCGGTTGTGGCTGGGCTGGAGCGACACCGGCCTGGTGGACAAAGGCACCTACACCGTCGACGAGACCGAACACAGCGGCGCGCCGGACGTGCTCAGCATCCGCGCTCGATCGGCAGACCTGCGCAAAGGTCTCAAAACCAAACGCGAACGCAGCTGGAGCAACACCACCCTCGGCGACGTCCTGGGCGATATCGCCATCGGCAACGGCCTCACCGCCACCGTTGCCGGCGCGCTTGACGGTTTGCCCATCCTGCAGCTCGACCAGGCCAACGAGTCCGACGCCAACCTGATCAGCCGCCTGGGCGAAGAGTTCGATGCGGTGGCCAGCGTCAAAGCCGGTTGCCTGCTGTGCCTCCCAGCGGGCGGCGGCAAGACCGCCAACGGCATGGACCTGCCCCACATCGTCCTCACCCGCGAAGACGGAGACCAGCACCGCTACCTGCAAGCCGACCGCGACAGCTACGACGGTGTGCGCGCCTATTACTACGACGTGAACAGTGCCAAGAAACAGGAAGCCATTGCCGGCGGCGGCGACAATCTCAAGGATCTGCGCCATACCTACAGCGACCAGCAATCAGCCCTGCGTGCCGCACGGGCGGAGTTCCGGCGCCTGCAACGTGGCAGTGCCACGCTCAGTTACACTCTGGCGATGGGCCGGCCGGATCTGATCCCCGAGCTGACGTACACGCTCCAGGGCGTGAAGGAGGAAATCGACGAGATCATCTGGTATGGCGGGAATGTGCAGCACAGCCTTACTGACAGCGGCGGATATACGGTAAGCCTGGAGTTGGAGAGCAAGTTGCCCGAGGACAACGTCGAGGACCTGGCGGAGGAGAACAGGGGCGACTACACGGGGATCATCGCGTACTACCGCGACCAAAAAACAGGGAAGGAAAAGACGATTACGGCGGGGGACCAGGCGAAGCCGAGGCGGTTGCGGTGGTTATATGCCAGTGACAAGACGGCTAAGCGGGCAGTGGATCGGGAATGGAAGAAGATGCAGACATTAGAGGCGTGAAATATCCGTCGGCCGAAAAAGCAAAACCCGGCAACCGCCGGGTTTTGCTGAGCACTCATTTTACCTGGTCAGAAGCTGGAGCACCTGATCGAACCGATTGTTAGCGATCCATGCCAGGATTCCAACGATGACTAACGAAGCGCCAGCAAAATAGGCCAGCCTATTTTTGATAATTTTGACGTCTGCACGGACTTCATCCAGATCTCTACGGATGTACTCAACGTGGGTCTCAAGTTTCGCTACGCGCGCTTCCATTGGATCGTCTCCCGGTGGCCCCGGTGGGTTTCTACTTCCATTATCGTCCCCACCTCCGTTTCTGTCACCCTCAAAGCGACCAGGGTATCTGTCACTCAGATTAACCAGCTCAAACGGCTCGCTCATGGCATCTCCTTGGGCGGACCGACTTCGATTACATCGGGATCGACAAGAACGCCATCAAGAGCCTGAAGAGCATGCAGCCGCATGAACCCGCAATTTTTGCAATAAAGCATCACTGCGGCAGGCCCCCCCATAATGAAACTTTGCCCGAAGGCCCAGGGAATTCTTACGCCAGTAGAACCTGTGATGTGCGGTAACGCCCAATCATCGCAACCACAAAATGGGCATTCCGGTTTGGTTATACGTTCTTTGAATATCTGCGCCAGACGGTCGGTATTAAGACTTTGATAATCGTTAGACACGTGCCCTCCTATGCTCTGGGTCAATCTCAATCAAAAACCCGGCGCTGCCGGGTCCCTCAATCATTTCGCGTTTAACAGCACATCGATGAACCGCAGAATGTCCCTTTGTTGCTGCTGGTCAAGTTGCCTGAACCTTTGCAAAACCAACCTTTCGCGTTGGTTCAAACTCTCAAGCACAACGCTATCGGACTGCTTGGCATGCACCTCGTTACTCGCGGACATGTGTCACTCCCTTCAACACATCCGGGTGCCCGGCACCAACCTAGGTGCCAACCAAAGCACCCGGAGGAGCGAGGGATTTTCAGCGTGTAAAGGTGGGCCACCAGCCTACGTAATAAATTTCAGAAAAAGAATCAGCGCTTTAGGCATAGATCCTGCGCGATTTTTACAAAGTTGCTGTAGTCCATTTTGATGGTTGGCATAGAAGGATTCGGCTTTGCAATGTCCTGCCCGTCTGCCCAACCGCGATCTTTCGCCTGAGTACGGGCACTTCCATTTAACGCGTAAATCGTTCCGTCGGTGGTTCTCGCCAGCGCTTTGGGCGACGGGCCGTCGCACATAAGGTCAACGCTCTCGACCGTAAACGGCCACGCGTCCCCGAAATCTTTACCCGATACGGTCTTTACCTTTTCGTCAGAACCACAACCTGAGAGAGCCGACAAAGCGACAATCAACGCAGCGACCTTATTTCCTTGGCTCACCTGTAACTCCTTATTTGTTGTAGTTGAACGCGCGTAGAAGCCTCTTCACGGCTCCTTTGTCATCCTCATCTAGCGCTCGAACGTGCTCGACAATCTCAACTTCATCAGTTGACAACGTCGGCTCTGCTACTGGCAGGCGCTGGCCGATGACCACGTAAAGGATGTCTACACCTTTTTCCGCCACGGCAGCCAGGTATTCAGCATCAGGGCTTCGATCACCCTTTTCGTAGTTGAACTGAGAGGTCTTTGCAACGCCCGCAATTGCTGCGAAATCCGCTTGGTTGAAACCTAAACGGACGCGCTCCTCCCTCAGTCTCTCACCGATATTCAACAAAACGACCCCTTATTAGGTTGACTATTCAACAATCGTTGAATATTCTTCCCATGTCATCACACGAAACCACACGAAACGAGACTATGCCGAACGCATCCCCCATCGAGCAAGCATGCCAAGAGGCCCGTGACCGTCTCGCACGACTCGGGATATCGGCAAAAGACTGGGCTGAAGAACATGAATTCAACCCTTCGACGGTTTACGCAGTCTTGAACGGACAGAAAAAGTGCTTGCGCGGTGAAGCTCACCGCGCCGCCGTGCTGCTCGGTATCAAAGACGGCGTGATCACAAACTAGGGCCTTTGGATCTAAGGGAAAACCAGAAGATGAAACGCCCAGTTCTAGACAGCAGAAAAAGCGTCGTCATGGCCGTCATCGGCGCCTATCCAGGCGGTCGGGAATACGCCTCGGCAGACCTCGGGATGCCAATCAAAAAGTTCGATAACCAAGCCTACGAGAACGCCGGCAGCCGCCCGCTCACCGACGAACACATTCACCGTTTGGAGCAAGTCGCCGGCACCACGTTCCTGGCTGACTACATCGCCTCAATGTACGGCGGCATGTTTGTACCGCTGAGCCTCCCGGAAAACCTGGACAACGTGGAGTTGTACAGCCGCTCGCTCAAGGCCTCGGCCAAGCGAGGCAAGGTGGATCAGATCATGTCTGCCGCCCTTGACGATGGTGTTATTGAAAGACGCGAAGCCGACGCGATCATCGCCGCCCTGCTCACCTACATGTCCGCCCGCTACGCCGAGGTTTTCGCGACCATCCAGCTGTACAGCCAGGGAGCTGTCTAGTGAGTACTTACAAACTGGTCTGCCCCCACTGCCACGGCCGCATGCGTATTCGCACCAGCGAGGGCCAACACATTTTCCTGCGTATCACCTACATGCAATGCACCAACGAAGCGTGCGGCTGGGCGGTGCGTGCTGAATTTCAGATGACCCACGAACTCAGCCCCAGCGGCATGCCCAACCCGGCTGTAAAGCTGCCCGTTGCAGATGTGGTTATTCGTCGCCAGGCAATGAAAACCGCCAACAATCAGCCCGATCTGTTGGACGAACTGGAAATGGAGCGTGCGTGATGAACCTTGATCAACAGACTCATGACTACCGCAGCAGCATGCAACACGCTGCTTTCGCCTATCTGCAACGCCATGAAGCCGAATACCTTGTGGATTGCGATCTGCTATTCGATCGCTGCATCCGTCACCTGACCCTTGCTTTGGAAGTGCCGGTGTTCATGGCGCCCAAGCTGGTGCACAGCGCTTGGACTGAACTGCAGGTCATCAAAAAGCGCCGTTGGATTAGTATCGACTGGGCAAATGGGTCGGACAGCACCCACGTCCACCTGGTGGATGTTCTCGCGGATCAACGCTTCCCGGTTTCTGCCAGGTTTCTTCCACAGAAACTGCTCAATCAGCACAGCACCACGTACAAGCCACACCCTCAGTAACGCTCCCTTTTAAACCCCCGCCCTGCCCCATTCCCAATGGGTTTGGGTGAGCTTTGCCCGCAATCCGAGGTGGACCATGGAAATCAACATCGCCATCACCGCAAAACTGCCCCGCGATCAGGCCGAGGCGCTGCTCGTTGAGCTGCGTGCGCAGTACGCGGTGCTGTTCAACGAGCATTGGTATGACGACCGTTTCCGCATGATTCCCGAGGGTTTGCGGCACGGCTCGTTGCTGGTGGCCTTCCCTGGGTTGGCTGCACGGAAAAGCCTGATAGGCGCCCTTAAACACAGTCTCGACGAAGCGAAGTAAGCCACGATGGAAATGAAAGAAAGGCTGCGCGCCGACGTCATCCAACGCATTGAGCGGGATTACCAGCTCAAGCACATGCGCGGTACAGACTATATGCGTAAGGGCGTTTGCCCTGCCTGTGGCCAGAAGACCCTGTACACCTTCTACGAATCGCCCTGGACGCTGATCTGCGGACGGCCGGAAAAATGCGACCATCGCGTCCACGTGAAGGACGTTTACGACGACTTGTTCAACGACTGGAGCAAGACCGCCCCGTCGACGCCGGATAACCCCCTTGCCACGGCACGTGCCTACCTTGAGTTTGCGCGGGGCTTTAAGTTTGAGCTGATAGCCGGTTGGTTCACCCAGGACAACTACTGGGATGGTCGGCTGAACATCGGCAGCGCCACGGTGCGTTTCGCCCTGGAGAAAGGTGGGTACTGGGAGCGCCTGATCGATCGGCCAGACCGCTTCGGCAAGATGAAAGCGCGCTTCCGCCCTACCGGCGAAGGTTTGACCGGTTACAAGGGTGTCTGGTGGTGCCCGCCGAGCGTGGACCTGCTGGAGGTCGACGAACTCTGGATAACAGAGGGCATCTTCGACGCCATCGCGTTGCTGCATAACGACATGTCGGCCGTGTCGATGATGTCCAGCGCGCCCTGCCCGATCGATTCACTCAAGGCCCTGGCCAAACTGCGCCACGACGCGGACAAGCCTTTGCCGCTGCTGGTGTGGGCACTGGATAACGAGCCTGTCGCCAAGGCCAACATGCGCCGCTGGGCGAAAGAGGCACGCGACCTGGGCTTCACCTGCAAGGCGGCGGTGATCCCACAGCCCAACGGCAAAAAGGTTGATTGGAACGACCTGCACCTGCGCTGGAAACCGATCGAGGGCGACGACAAGCGCGCCGAGCGGATCGAGCAGGATCTCGACGAAGCCCGCCACCACGGCGACCTGCTGCTGGCTGACTCCGCAGAGGAAAAGGGTTTCCTGATTTACCTGCGCAACGAGCGCAAGGAATTCAACTTCACATTCCGCAAGCGCCTGTACTGGTTTCGGCTGGACCTCGATAAGTACGACCGCGCCATGAGCGATCTGGAGAGCTCAGAGCGGCATGAGGACCAATTACTCAATGACGATCAACGTCGCTACAAGGCGTTGCGCCTGTCTGCCTCGGTGTCCAGCATCGCTAACTGCAATTTCCAAGCGCTGTACTACATGCGCAACGACCTGACCGATGAGGCCTGGTACTACTTCCGCATCGAGCGCCCGCAAGGGCCTGCCATCAAAAGCACGTTCACGGCCAAGCAGCTCACGTCGGCGCCCGAATTCTCGAATCGCCTGCTCAACGTCGCCAATGGTGCGTGGTTCGAAGGCAGCGCCCAGCAACTGAAACGGATCTTGGCGCCCCAGCTGGACTGCCTGAAAACCGTCAACACCATCGAATGGATCGGCTACAGCCGCGACCACGGCGCCTATGTCTTCAACGACCTGGCCTTCCACGGCGGCAAGGTGCAGGTGCGCAACAAGGAAGACTTCTTCGACCTGGGCAAGCTGAGCATCAAGTCGCAGAGCCAGTCACCGGTGCTGCATATCAATACCGACCTGAATGCCTACAACGAAGGTTGGTTCGACATTTACTGGCGCTGCTTTGGCGTCCAGGGCCTGGTGGTGCTGGCCTGGTGGCTGGGCGCACTGCACGCGGAGCAGATCCGCCAGATTCACAAGTCGTTGATGTTCCTGGAGCTGGTGGGCGAAGCCGGCTCGGGTAAGACCACCCTGGTAGAGCTGCTGTGGAAATCGGTCGGGCGTACTGATTACGAAGGCTTTGACCCATCCAAAGCCACCGCCGCCAGCCGCGCGCGCAACTTCTCGCAGGTCAGCAACTTGCCGGTGGTGCTGATCGAGTCCGAGCGTGAACAAAAGGAAGGCCAGCCGGTTAAACACTTCGACTGGGACGAACTTAAAACCGCCTACAACGGCCGCAGCGTTCGCTCCACAGGCGTGAAAAATAACGGCAACGACACCCACGAACCACCGTTCCGCGCCGCCCTGCTGATCGCTCAGAACAACCCGGTGAACGCGTCGGAACCGATCCTGCAGCGTATCTGCCACGTCCACCTGACTCGCGAGCACCACACCCCGGAAACCAAGCAGTACGCCGAGCAGTTGGAACGCATGCCGATGGACAGCATCAGCGGCTTCCTGGTCAAGGCGCTGCAACGCGAAGCCGAAACCATGCGCCTGATGGAGGAGAACACCTCCGGCTACGAACAGGAGCTGCTGGCCCAGCCTGGCGTGCGCACCGTGCGTATCGCCAAGAACCACGCCCAGCTGCGCAGCCTGGTGGATGCGTTGGCCGGTGTCGTGCCCCTCGGTGACCGCCGCAAGGCGCTGGCACATGCAGAAATCAGCCGCATGGCCCTGGAGCGGCAGCAGGCAATCAACGCCGACCACCCGACCGTGCGCGAGTTTTGGGACCTGTACGAATTCCTCAATGGCATGGACGAGAAAGCAGCGCTGAACCATGCGCGCCGCGATGGACTGATCGCCGTGAACCTCAACGAGTTTGTGGAAATGGCTGCCAACAAACGGCAGCAGGTGCCGCCGCTGAGCGACCTGAAACGCCTGCTCAAGACCAGCAAGTCACCCAAGTTTCTGGAGTCGAACAAGCCTGTCAACTCGGCCCGCCAAGTCGACGCCTTCGATAAACCTAAAACCATTCGCTGCTGGGTATTCCAGGGCGTTTAACCACCGCAACAACAGGAGCAACGACATGCAAACCCGCATGAATACACCTGCCCAAACCCAACAGCCCAACTGGTTTCAGCAGTTGCAAGAATTCGAAGCCAAGCGCCCCGCCATCCGCAAGGCCGGTATCGAGGCACTGGGCCGGCTGGTCCCAATCGCCCAGCGCGATACAGGCCAGAGCGCAGTGATCGGCCGCTTCCTGCTCGGGCTCTACAACGGCCGCGACTACCCCTTCGTACTGACCAGCCTGCGCGGTCTCGACACCGCGCTGTTCGACGACTGCCTGGCAGTGCTGCAACTGGACTACTCGCCCGAGCAAGAGGTGCACACGTACCTCCCCGATGGCGATGCCATTTGGGAAGAACTGATAGGTACCTGGGCATGAAATGGGCGCCGAAACGCAATAGAGACGGGCAAGTCCAGCAGAACTGCTGGGTTACTGACAGCGGCTACACCGTCGCGCTGTGCCGGTTGCCAGAGTCGCGCTACCCCATCACTCGCCCAGGGGGCGAAATGCCCTTCGCATATGCGAAGGACCGCGACGAAGTCATCACGATCATTGAGCAAGACCAGGCCAAACCGGCCTGAAAGATGGTGTCGAGGAGCGCCAACTCCCCGACACCTACCACTACAAAGGAGCAGCACCATGCAAGCACAGAACCCAGGCAGCAGCGCCGTAGAGGCTAGCACCCCACCGAACATCAAGCGATACCTGGTCAAGGAAACCTGGAAGGAATACCAGGTCACTCTCGAGGTAAATCACGACGTACTGACCGAGGAAACTGCATCACTAATCAATGGTTTTTGGTCGAACGCCGATGACCGGCTTTCTGCTGAAAATGGAGATGTCGTCCGGACCGTTATCCGCTTGTTTGGTCAAACGATGATCTGCCGGATGCTGAGCGAAGGCGGCGCAAGCTTCAGCATCACCACCAAAAACCTTATGACGGGTGACAACCCTGGACCTTTTTGGACCGAAGACCTTCACAACGAAGAAGGCTGGGGTGGCAATGAACCTGGGCCTTACGGCTTTTGCGGCATTCGCGTCATCGCATCTGATGTCGAAACACCTAGTTACGACGACGTTGAATTGGTGGAGGTGTCTTATGCTTAAACGCACCCTCACCCACTTCCACCTTTGCTGCGGACTGGGCAGTGGCGCCGCTGGCTTCAGCGACTCCAAACCAGTCCTGGGCCCCGTGCAAGCTGAATGGCGTTGCCTGGGCGGCGTCGACGTCGACCCGGCAGGCTTACGTGACTTCCAGATGATGACCGGTGTGCCTGGCACGCTTATGGATCTGTTCACCCGCGAGCAGTTCACCGCGTTCCACGGTCAGAAGCCGCCCGCCGGCTGGAAAGAAGCAACCGCCGAGGACCTGCGCCGTGCCGCCGGCAACGAAGACCCGGACGCGGTGTTCATCAGCAGCCCATGCAAGGGCGCTTCGGGTCTGCTTTCCGAGTCAATGAGCCAGACACCCAAGTACCGGGCACTCAACGAGCTGACGCTGCGCTGTGTGTGGCTGATGTGCGAAGCCTGGAAGCACAAGCCGGTGAAACTGATCGTGTTCGAAAACGTTCCACGCCTGGCAACCCGTGGCCGCTACCTGCTGGACCAAATCACCAAGCTGCTCCGCCATTACGGTTACGCAGTGGCGGAAACTACCCACGACTGTGGCGAAATTGGTGGGTTGGCACAGAGCCGCAAGCGTTTCTTGCTGGTGGCCAGGCATGTCGAGCAGGTTCCTGCATTCTTGTATGAACCTGAAAAGCGCAGCCTTCGCGCCGTGGGTGACGTGCTGAGTCGCATGCCGCTGGCCGGCGATGTCGATCAGGCAGGCCCCATGCACCGGGTGCCGGCGTTGCAGTGGAAAACCTGGGTGCGTCTGGCCCTGGTCGAGGCCGGGAAAGACTGGCGCAGCCTGAGCCGGTTCGCGATCGAGGACGGGTACCTGCGCGATTTCGTGATCGTGCCGGAGTACCGCGCCGGCTATATGGGGGTGCACGACTGGCAGGACACCGCCGGCACGGTCGCCGGGCGGTCGAGCCCAACCAACGGCAAATTCTCGGTTGCCGACCCTCGACCGACCAGCAAATACGAATACACCCAATACGGCGTGCTGCCCTATGACCGCCACTGCGGCGTGGTCACCGGCCAACGTAGCCCAGGGCAAGGGACCTTCAGCGTTGCGGACCCGCGCATGGGCGGCGAGCAGCACAACAACGTGTTTCGCGTGGTTCGCAACGACCAAGCCGCCGGCACTGTCACGGCAGGGCATGGCCCCAGCTCCGGCGGACAGGCGATGGCCGACCCTCGGCAACCATCCAAGGGCTTCGGCAAATACCTGGTCACTGACTACAGCAAGCCGGCAGGCACCGTGATCGCCGGCAGTACCACTGGCCAGGGCGCTTTTGCCGTGGCCGATCCTGCCTACAAACACTGGCACCCGAACGCCAGCACGCAAAAGCTGCGGATCACGCCCTGGTGCGAGAGCGCCAAGACCGTGACCGGTTCACAACAGGTTGCCAGCGGCGCGTTATCGATCGCAGATCCACGCCCGGGCATGTCGCGCACCAAGGGCGACGCCTACCTGACCGGCGGGCATTACGGAGTGGTCGACTACAACACCCCGGCCGGCGCCGTTTCCGCCAGTGCCTGCCACGACAATGGCCGGTGGTCGGTTGCAGACCAACGCATGCCGGCGGCCAACGACCGGTTGACCTGCATGATCACCAGCCTCGACGGCACCTGGCACCGTCCGTTCACCACCCTGGAGCTGGCCGCACTGCAATCGTTGTTTGATCCAGAGGACCACTGGTCAGCAGATCCGCAGACCGCTCATGAGATTGAGCGTATGCAGCGGGTTCGCAAGATTGAACAGGCGGGGGTTTTCCGGCTGGACGGTATCAACGACGGCCACCACCGGGAGCGGATCGGCAACGCGGTACCGCGCGCGGCGGCTAGGGCGATGGCCGATGTGTTCGGCATGACGCTGCTGCTTTCCGAGGCTGGGGAGACGTTCATGCTCAGCAACGTGTCGATTTGGGTGCAGCCGGTGGCGATTGCGTTGAGCGTGGCTCAGCAGGAGGTTGGTGTATGACTGTGTTCCTGCTGCTTTATCTGTGCGCCGATACGACCCGTACGGATTGTCAGGTAGTGAAGGCTGATAGCTGGAACGGGCCTCACGCTTACGAGCAATGCATTGACGTCGGACCTGGCCTCACTAAGGCACTTACCGCGCGCAACCGAGAGCGACATCGGTTCGTTTGTGAAGTCCAATCCGACGCCGCACAGCCCGCTGACCATGTGTCCCGGCCGACCTTTATCCATCAATCGTTTCGGATGTAAGGGGGACGCAATGAACAACGGAAAATCCTTTCCCTGGAACCTGGACCTAACCGGCATATGCGACCAGTGCAACAGATCCCGTGCCCACGGCAACCACCAGAAGTGCAGCAAAGCGCGTCAGGCGCTCAACGCCAAGCGTCGGGCCGAGGAAGCCCAAGCCGGTACCACACCAGCACCTAGAAAAAGTGCCGGCCTGTTCTGGTTACTTCGCCAGCAGTGATCGGCAACACTAAAAACCGCAATACATAAGGCCCGGCGACGGGCCTTTTTTTCTTCCTGTTGGCAGAAGCTTTCAATACATCGCGTGGGGACGCATATGGCAGATGGCGTAGAGGCCCGTGGCAATTCGGTACGGGTCTATTTTCGTTTTAATGGCGAGCTGTGCCGGGAGCTGGTGCCCGGTGGCAATACACCGGCCAATCGAGAGCATGCAAAGCGCCTGGTGACGGTGATCGAGTACGAGATAGCCGCTGGCACTTTCGATTACCGCAGGCATTTTCCCGAGTCGAGCAAACTGGCCGAGAACAGCTTTGGGCACTACCTCGACCTGTGGCTGACCATCAAGAGTAACAGCGTGGCCGCGACCTCTTTCCGGGGGTACAAGAACAAGGCTGAGGTCCATGTGCGGCCGCGCTGGGGTGACGTTCAGATCGATCAGATTGACCACTTGGACCTGCAGGAGTGGATTCAGGGACCGCTGTCGAAGCGGCTGAAGAACAAAACCATCCGCGACATCATCAGCAATGTGCGCCAGGTGTTCCGGCTGTACCGCACCCGGAAGAAGGTCGCGCACGACCCAACTGAAGGGTTATTCGTGCGTCTGCCCGATCCAGAGGCGCCGGATCCGTTCACCAGGGCCGAAATCAAGCAGATCCTCGAAACACCGACCAATCGTACTCAGGAGCTGCTGATGGTGCAGTTCATGATTTGGGCAGGGCCGCGGGTGTCGGAAACCATTGCGCTGGCCTGGGAGGACGTGGATCTGAAACAGGGGACGGTGATTTTTCGTCGGTCCAAGGTGCGGGGCGCCTATCGCGTGACGAAAACCCGGCGCTCTACTCGCAAGGTGCGTCTGCTTGAGCCTGCCTGGGATGCACTGCGCAAACTGGACGCCATTCACCAGCTCAAGACTGTGGACACTGTAGACGTCGTCGAGCGGGACAATAAAACCGTTCGCAAACATAAGCTGCACTTTGTATTCCTGAACACCAAGAGCGGCTTGCCGCACGTAAGCGACTTTGTCGTGAGGGACAGATTCTTCAAAGCGCACTTGAAAGCGGCCGGCGTTCGCTATCGCGGCCCTGGCCAGTGCCGCCATACCTACGCCAGTCAGTTGCTGACGACTGGCGTGGCCTCGGTGGACTGGATCGCCGAGCAGATGGGCCATACCAGCGCGAACATGATCCGGCAGCACTACGGAATGTGGATCAACGAGGACGGACCGGATGTGATTGGCATACTGCAACACGCCTTAAATCTTTAGCGGCCCGATTACGCAGTGAACGTAGCTTTCGCTCACTGCGGATTAAAAGGTAGAAAACCTAACCCAAAGAGCCCGTCCAATAAATAGGCCTCTTTAAAACTGATATTTTTATCTTTTTTGAGAGCTTCATATATTTCAATTTTATCATTATGGGGCATCCTGGCTCCAAAAATTATTGCAGAGATTGGGGCTGGTGCTTTAAAAAGCTTTCCACCCTCATCCATAATCACACGCCATTCCTTCTCATATCGCCACTGAATAGCTTTCGTGTATATACAAATTTCGAGAAAGTTATCCTTTGCCCCTGAAGGGAGATTTACCAGTGAAAGCGAGGGAAATATTTCCGTGTAGCGGACTGGCTTAGCCATCTCTTTTAATATTGAGTTTTCTCCAAGCGCATACTCAATGCAGAACCCTTTATGATAGTTGGCATAATGCGACCACATAAGGATTTCGTCTGGCACCTCGCTCAAGCATAAAACACCAATTGACTGCATAACCTCTTTGAGCGATTCCCTCAACTGGTCATAAGCAATTTCATCCGCTGGCTTTACTGTCTTGAAACCTAGCATTGCCTCCTCTGAAACATTGGCACCTTTGGTTATTTCATCAACCGCATGAGCCAACGACTCTTTAATTTTTTTCCGATCAAGATTAATTGCGCAGTCGAATGGGTCATTAAATGACGTAGGACTGGACAACCAGACAGTTCCTTTTTTTAAAGAAGCTAACGAATATTCTGTTTTCGTTTGGTACTTATAAAGGTGCGATGGAATAGTCATTAAATTCGATAGGCTCTTAGGGGTAGGCCGCAGTTTCGATGAGCCAAGAGCTTAGCGTGTCTCCTACGGAAATGCGTAACGATCTTGATCTTTTCAGCCTGATTATCAGATGGGCTACTTCTGCGCGAAGATGCTCCGGTAGCGATACCGCGCCTGGAAGACCGAGGAAGGCACGGACGTCATCTGCATGCTGTGGCCCCCCCTCAGCTTGGAGCCATCAGGCAGTCACCAAAACCCGTAAGGGAGGTTAGAACACGGGTATTCCGGTAGCCCTCATTCCCATGGATGTTCCCATATAGGCCTTTTTGGCCCCTCTGAAAACACAAAACCCCTGAAAACTTTAATGTTTTCAGGGGTTTAGTCATTTCAAATTTGGCGGTGAAGGAGAGATTCGAACTCTCGATACAATTTCTTGTATACACACTTTCCAGGCGTGCTCCTTAAGCCACTCGGACACTTCACCGTATCTCGTCAAACCAGTTCAGTCTGTCGAGGCGCGCTAATGTAGTCGAAAGCCTTTCTGATGGCAAAGGTTTTTTTCAGAATATTCATGCGGTTAGCCCGTTATGCCGTTCAACGCCCGGCAAGGGGTGGTGATTGTGCCATTCTCAGGCATCGGCGGTGTGCGTCTGGGACGGTGATTGCGCCCTGCGTCTGGCATTCCCACGCCCGGTGCAGGGGAAAACCCTGACTGGCCAGTCAGTCACAGCGCTTTACCGGGGCGGGCGTGGTGGGTAACGTCTGCTGCATACTTCTATAACAAGTCCTACAAGGAACCGCGTCATGAGTGAGTTGATTGCCTACCACCTCGAAGACGGTATCGCGACCCTGACCTTGAGCAACGGCAAGGTCAATGCCATTTCTCCGGCGGTGGTCAGTGCGTTTAATGAAGCGCTGGATCAGGCGGAGAAGGACCGGGCGGTGGTGGTGATCACCGGTACGCCGGGGATTCTGTCGGGTGGTTATGATTTGAAGGTGATGACCGCCGGCCCTAAAGAGGCGATCGGCCTGGTGACTTCCGGCTCGACGTTGGCGCGTCGCCTGTTGTCGCACCCGTTCCCGGTGATTGTGGCGTGCCCTGGGCATGCGGTGGCCAAGGGCGCGTTCCTGCTGTTGTCGGCGGATTACCGGATTGGCGTGGAAGGTCCGTTCAGCATTGGCCTGAACGAGGTGGCGATTGGCATGACCATGCACCACGCCGGTATCGAGTTGGCGCGGGATCGTCTGCGCAAGTCGGCGTTCCATCGCTCGGTGATCAATGCCGAGATGTTTGACCCACAGGGCGCGTTGCAAGCCGGTTTCCTCGACAAGGTGGTGGCACCGGAAGAGTTGCACGCCGCAGCGCTGGAAGCGGCGCGTCAGTTGAAGAAGCTCAATATGAACGCTCACAAGCACACTAAATTGAAGGTGCGTAAGGCGCTGCTGGAAGCCTTGGACGACGCCATCATCCAAGACCAAGGGCATATCCTGAGCTAA